CTTCACCCCGACCCCGAGGTCGAGGCCGCCGTGTCGGCGGCAGAGGCCAACTGGGCGCAAGAAAAACAGGACGCGGCCAAGCGACTGCTCAAGGTCGGCGTCGAGGGCAAGCCCCGCACCCGCGAGAACAGCAAGCAGGCCACGGTGATCCAGATGCTGCAGCGCCCGGAGGGAGCCACCATCAACCAGATCTGCGCCGCCACCGGCTGGCAGGCGCACACGGTGCGCGGCACCTTTGCAGGCGCGTTCAAAAAGAAACTCGGACTCACCATCACCTCGGAGAAGCCCGATGGCGGCGAGCGCATTTACCGGGTCAGTTGAATTCGAGATGGGGTGGCGGCATATCCACGCCACCCCAACGCGATCTCTGGAATAGCTTGGCTTCCCGATTGAACAGCGCGTTCATACGACTGTCATCAACGCAATCAGGAGTACTACCATGGCCACCGAAATCAGCAATCCAGCCAACCCTCTCCGTGTCCGATTCACTCGCAAGCCCGTCGACCTGCACGAGGTGCTGGCGGCCACGCCCTACGACGAGCGCCCGGAGCCGGTGGTGATCAGCGAAACCCGCGAATTGACCACCGCCGAGTACGATGTCTTCGCCAACACGCTGCTGCAGGATCGCGACTGGCTGGCCGGCAAGGGCGGCTACCTCGATCACGCCACGCGGCACGTCGTCGAAGTTAAGGCCGAGAATCGCAAGACCCTGTACGTCGACCCCTCGGGCAGCGCCTACGGGCGTTACGTCGGAATTGCCGTAGAAGCCTGAAAAATGATTCAGAAAGCGCTTGGCTTCTCAATCGAACAGCGCGTTCATACGGGTGTCGCAACGATCAACCCGAAGGAGACAACGATGGCCACCACCAAACAAATCCCCGCCACCCAAAACGACGCCTGGGGCTTTTGGGGCACCATGAACGAGAACGCCCAGGCCGCTTGGCCCATCGCGATGACCGCGATCTCGGACGCCACCTGCCAGCCCCTCGAATCGGTCAGGGCCTTCCTCGACAGCCGCCACGGGCGGCACTTCGCGGATGACGTCCTGAACGAGATGCTCCGGGGCAACGCGATTCAGCAAGCGGTCGACGCGGCGGTCACCCGCTGGATGGGCTGGACGATTGGTCGCCAGACCAGCAAGGAATACGGCATCCCGCGCGGGCTGCCTTACCTGACGGGCTTTGTGATTCACTGCGAAATCGTCGAAGAAGACCTTGCCGCCTGACACGTTGTCTACCAATCCCTTGAAAATCGTGCTCGATGCCCTCATAATCGCAGCATGGTTGTAACTCCGGCAATCTGGAGGCGTTCTGGACAGGGGTTCGATTCCCCTCACCTCCACCTAAGGGCATCGGGGTGTTCTTAGGTGGGGGTGCACTGGTTTCGACAGGGCGGGCAAAGGTGCGCAGGCAACCCGAAAGGCGACGAACGTAATTCGCGCAAATCCACAAACGCCAACGATGAGCGTTTTGCACTGGCCGCTTAAGGCCTATGCCGAGGCTGCTTGAGCCTTGTAACCAAAGAAAAGCCGGCGGGGACTTCGGTCCCCGTCGTCAATTGTGCGTCACCGATATCTCGTTGAACGCCACGCCATCCGCCAAGCGGGTGGCCTGCGCCCCGGCATAGTCCTGCCAGCGGCGCACGATCACATCCACGTACTTCGGGTCGAGCTCGATGATCCGCGCCCGCCGTCCCGACTTCTCGGCGGCAATCATCGTGCTGCCGGAGCCGCCAAACGGGTCGAGCACCACGTTACCCGGGCGACTGGAATTCCGAATCGCCCGCTCCACCAGTTCTACCGGCTTCATCGTCGGATGCAGATCGTTCTTCTGCGGCTTCTTGATCTGCCAGACGTCGCCCTGGTCGCGGTCGCCGCACCAGTGACGCTCGCCACCTTCCGGCCACCCGTAGAGGATTGGCTCGTACTGGCGTTGATAGTCGGCACGCCCCAAGGTGAAGGTGTTCTTGGCCCAAATGACGAACGTCGACCAGTGGCCGCCGGCCGCCCGGAAGGCGGATTGCAGGGTGTCGAGTTCGCTGGAGGACATCGCCACGTAGATGCCGCCCCGGCAGTGCGCCAGGGCTGGTGTCAGCGCCGCCAGCAAAAAGTCGTAGAAGCCATCGCCCAGATTGTCGTTGAGGATCGCGCGGTTCTTGCCGCGCATCTTGTCCTTGGCGCTGTTCGCGTAGTTCACGTTGTAGGGCGGGTCGGTGAAAACCATGCCGGCCAATTCGTCGCCCAGCACCGTGGCGTAGGCATCGGCAGCGGTGGCATCGCCGCAGAGCACACGATGCTCGCCGCAGATCCAGACGTCGCCCGGTCGGGAAACCGGGATCTCCGATACCTCGGGCGCGGCATCCTCGTCGGTTTGACCCTCGGTGGTCGTCTCGCCGCCGGCGAGCAGATCAGCCAAGGCATCGGCATCGAAACCAGTCAGGGTCAGATCGAAGTCGTCATCCTGCAGGGCTGCCAATTCCACCTGCAGCATCGCCTCGTCCCAGCCGGCGTTCTCGGCGATGCGGTTATCCGCGATCACCAGCGCCCGGCGCTGGGTTGGCGTCAGGTGGTCGAGCACAACCACCGGCACCGTTTCGATGCCGAGCTTCTGGGCGGCGGCCAGTCGTCCATGCCCGGCGACAATCACGCCGTCACTGCCAGCGAGGATCGGATTGGTAAAACCGAACTCCGCAATCGATGCCGCGATCTGCGCCACCTGCGAATCGGTATGGGTGCGCGCGTTGCGGGCATAGGGTACGAGCCTCGCGGTCGGCCACTGCTCGATCTTGTCGGCGAGCCAGGAGATGCTCATGCCTGTGCTCCCAATCGTTCGGTGGCAACTTCCTCGAAGGTCTGCCCGGTGGCCACCAGAGTCACCGGTACGTCTGGGAAGTTCTGCCGGAAGCGCTTGACCGTCACGTCGACGTACTCGGGGGCGATCTCCGTTGCCCGGGTCACTCGCCCGGTACGCTGGGCGGCGAGGATGGTCGTGCCCGAGCCGCAGAACGGCTCGAACACGATCTCGCCCTCGTCGGTGTAGGACTCCAGGACGAACTGGGGCAGTGCCACCGGAAACACGGCCGGGTGGTCGATGTCCTGACCGATCTTGCCCTTGTGCCGCATGATGCGAATCACCGAGTCGGGGATGCGGAAGTCTTGGGTGACTGTGCCGACGTGATTCCACGCCGTCTTGCTGCCGTCCTTGTTGCGCATACCACCGGCGCTGGTACCGTCGCCGCGCAAATGGGTGTCGCGCCCGGCGTAGATGCAGGGCACGATCTTGTTGGGGCGGCGCGCCTCGCTGTCCTTCCGGTTAAAGTGGAAAACGAATTCAAAGGCTGGCGCGAGCCGACCGTTCCAGTCACCGGGCAGTCCAGGCCCCTGATCCCAGACGTACCAGGCGAAGCGCCGCCAGCCCTGGCTGCGCATCCAATCGAGCCAGCCATCCCAGTACGGGATGACCTCCTGCTCGCGGTGGATCAACCCGAGATTGACCAGCACCTGGCCGGTTGGAGCCACCGGCAGTTGCGCGAATACGCCGCGCATCAGGGCATCCCAATCAATGATGGTGTTCGTGTAGTCGCGCTGGTTGCCGTAGGGCGGTGAGGTAAAGCAGAGCGCCGCCTGCTCGCCAGCCATCAGTGCAGCGACCACCTCGGCATCAGCTGCGTCGCCGCAAATGACGCGATGCGCACCCAGCTGCCAGACGTCACCGGGCCGGGAGACAGGCGTTGCCGGAGTGGCCGGCACGTCGTCGGCCGCATCGGGCTCGTCGTTCTCCTGATCGTCGTCCGCTTCGTCGCCGACTGCGACGTCGGTGGTGAGCAACTGCTCGATCTCGGCATCGTCGAAGCCGGTGAGCGCGAGGTCGTATCCCGCCTCGGACAGCTCGGCCAGTTCCAGCGCCAGCATCGCGTCATCCCATCCGGCATCGAGCGCCAGGCGGTTATCGGAAATCACGTAGGCGCGCTTCTGGGTGGGCGACAGATGAGCCAGTTCGATGACCGGTACTTCGGTCAGCTCCAATTTGCGCGCGGCCGCCAGCCGACCGTGGCCGGCGATGATGCCGTTCTCGCCGTCCACCAGGATCGGATTCGTCCAGCCGTACTCGACGATGCTGGCGGCGATCTTTGCCACCTGCTCGTCGTTGTGCGTCCTCGGATTCCGGGCGTAGGGGATCAGCGTCTCGACCTTGCGGTACTCGACGTTGAGCATATTCAGTTCGGGTTTCCAAAAAAGGTGCGGCCCGGACGGGTGAAAGGAGGAAAGCCCCGTCTCGGTCCGCGAGGGTCGCTGCTGCGGTAGAAACTAAAAGGCCCGCTCAGTGGCGGGCCGGTAGGACTGGGGTGCAAACCTGCAAACCCTGCAAACCTCGGTTTGCAGTTTGACGCTAGCGAAATGCCGCGCTCGCGCCCCCCGCATGGGATTTTGGGAAGGAAGGACCCCTCTTGATTTGTGAGACCTTCGCTGCCCGCACCTCTGTCCAGATCATAGCCGTCACTCTAGGTGAAATTCGCCAGAGATGGGACACCCCCCGAACGCGTCCGAATCCGCAACCACCCGAAGCGTTCCGCATATGCCGCCGACCATTGTCAATATTGCTCAATATTGCTCACTCCGACAGGCATCGCCACGCTGTTGAGTCGGTCAGCCACCAGCTGTAGTGCGCGTTGCCAGCGACGCTGAGCCGTCTTGGTGCAACACCCGAAGCGCCGAGCAATCTTCTGCCACTCGTATTGCTTGGCACGCATCCAGATCAGGTGACGCTGTTCCTCCTCCAGCCATTGCACCCAGCGCATCGCCTCCAGCATTCGGTCGATGGCTTGGGGGGTGGGCGGCAGGGGGCGGTACTCGTAATCCTTGTCGGCAAAGCCTTCCCACTCCTTGCGCACGAAGGCTGGCCAAACGCTGAAATAGCCCTGCACTCGAACAGGGGGTAGCCGCCGTCCTGTCTCGGCTGCATCGACGAACCGAGCCGCCACGTCGTCCATCGTCCATTCAGCCATGGCGCTTCCCTCCATACAGGCGTTCTCCGATGCGCCGCACAAATTCACGCTCGACGAAATCCAGTCGCTCGTCCTGTTCGGACACCACGAGGATGTGCTGGTCACGCCAGCCGGTCTGCTTGATGACTTCCAGATCGGTGGTCTGCGGTTGCAGGCGACCGAGGGGGCAACGGTATTGCTGTGTCGGTATCTTCACGTCACACCTCCTGCGTCTCGATGGCCCAGTGCAGCAGCGCCAAGGCATCGGCTTCGTTGTCGTCCTTGGGATCGTGACCACGTGACCGTGCGGAGATGATCATTTCGTCCTTGCCGGCATTGCCTTTGCCGGTCGCGTGCTTCTTGATCGTGCCGACCGGCACGCCCTGATAAGGGATGTTCTGGTGCTCGCACCAGGCGGTGAGGTGGCCCATGAAACCGCCGTAGGCATGTGCCGCATCCACGCCCGCGTGTCGCCGCACCTCTTCGAAGTACACCGCGTTGATGGACTGGCTTGCCGACAGCAATTCGTTGAGCCAGCGCTTGAATCGCAGGAAACGCATGCCGCCACCCTCGAATCGCTGCGGCTTGAAGCATTCCGTGCCGCTGATGATGCTGCCGTCCAGGTGGTGCAGCGCCCACCCGGTATTCGTACCCAGATCGAGGGCCAAGATCGTCGTGTTCATCGTTCGCTCCATTTGTTGAGGCGAGTGACGGATGCGACAGATTTCCCGGATGTCTCCTTATCCTGCGTGTACGCGCACACGCGAGGCGGGTTAATCAGCAAACCTGTCAAATCCGTCACTCGCCAGTTGTCCTAGTCATCCCGATATGGGTAGCCATGGCCATAGGGCTTAGGTCTGAGGGTGATGCCCGCGATGCCGCGTGCGCCCCCGGTCAGCCGGCATTTCTCGAACTTGCGCGTCGTCATCAGCTCGGAGAACCGCTTGATCGATCCCACGTACTCGCCGGCTCGCTCGGCCCACTCGCGCCAGTCGGCGAACAGTTCAGAGACGCCTTCGCGGTGGGTATTAGCCAGCAGGCAGCGCTCCTCGATCCACTGACCCAGGGCGTCCTCGGCCTCGAAGTACTCCTCGGTGGCCGACACCACGCAATCAGGCGGTTTCAGGCCTTCGTGCTGCCAGGCAAGGCAACCTGCTACTGCCCAGCCCATGATCCCGTCGCGCTCGGCGAGCAACTTCTCGGTCAGCTTGCCGTCGCGCTTTTCGGGCGGAATGGTCACCGTGAAGGGGATCAGGTGAAGTCGCCGCTTCATCGCCTCGTCGATGTTGCGGATGGCCGGCTTGTGGTTGCCGACGATGACCGGCTTGAACTGCGGCGTGTACTCGAAGAAGTCCTGGCGCATGAAGCGCGCCGACACCTTGTCGCCACCCGTGATGGCCTTCACCTTCGACTCGTTCCAGCGGCGTCCCTGTTCGGTTTCAATAGCCGTGACGAAGCGTGCCCCGCGCAGGCCCGCCAGATCGGTCGGATGTCGGTCGCCGCGCGTTTCGACGAAGGTGTCCATCGGCGCTGTCGAAGCGTAATCGCCGAGAATGGTGCTGATCACGTTGGCGAACACGCTCTTGCCGTTGGCCCCGGTGCCGTAGAGGAAGAACAGCGCGTGTGCGCTGGTCGCCCCGGTCAGGCAGTAGCCAACCATCCGCTGCAGATAGCTCTGCAACTCGGCATCACTGCCGGTGACATCCGACAGGAATGCCAGCCATCGCGGACACTCGCCCCGTGGCGTTGCCGTGGCGATCTTGGTCATGCGGTCGGCCCGGTCGTGTGGCCGTAGTTTGCCGCTGGCCAGCGCCACGATGCCGCCCGGCGTGTTGAGCGCGAACAGGTCGGCATCCCACTCGTCTGAAGTCGACGCATGACGTCGGTCCGTGCGGGCAAGTCGTTCCACGCCGCCGACGGTGCTGCTGGCGAGCAACTTGGCAGCAAGCCGATGGGAATCCACCTTGACCGCCGCCTCGCGGCAGATCGAGCGAATCAGGTGATGCACCAGCAGGGTTTCGTCGGCCTGCCAGCGCGTCCCCGTCCAGACCAGCCATTTTCCCCAGGATGCGCAGTATCGCCAGTCGTCGGCATAGCGCGACGTAAAGGCCAGCGCCAGCGCATCGTCCGTCGCCCAGACTGTGGCCTCCTGCGCCGGAAGCCCATTGGATGGTTTGATGCACATCCTCGGCCCGGAAGCCACGAATGCCGCGACATCGAAGCCCTCGGCGATACCGTCGGCCGCATCCCATCCATCAGGCTTGTCGTCAGGTGGCAGGAGCACGTCACAGGACGACGCTCCCGTCGCGAGGGCTGCCTGCCCGGCCGCCATTGCGTATTCCCAGCCCGGTTTATCGCGGTCGGGCCAGATGAGCACTGCCTTCCCCGAGAGCGGCGACCAGTCGGTTTTCTCCACCGGGGCATTCGCACCGTGCATCGCCGTCGTGGCCACAATGTCGATCTCGATCAGCGCCTGCGCGCATTTCTCGCCTTCGACCAAGACAACGTGATCGACGGCAGCAAGGCCCGGCTGGTTGTAGAGGGGGCGAGGATCGGGCGGGGCCATCTTGCGCCGCCTGGCATCCCAAGGGCGAAACTCCTTCTTCCGCCCTGGCGGGTCGTAGCGGTAGACCACCGCGATCAGCTTGCCGGCTGCGTCGTGGTAATCCCACTTCGCGGTGGCTGGACCGAGATCGTCGACCGGGGCTTCCTTTTTCGTTTTCCGCACCGGCACCGACCGAGAGCGGCCAAGTAGATCGGCTGCCTCGTCGAGCACCCGGGGGAAGTCGGTGTGGACGTTGGCCCCGAGATAGGCGGCGATCAGCGCAAAGATGTCGCCGCCGTCACCCGTGGCGCGATCCGTCCAGAGCCCCGCCTTCTCGCCATCAAGCACCACCTCGAGGCTGTCGCCGGGGCTGCCCAGCACGTCGCCGATCAGGAACTTGCCCCGGTGCTTCTTGCCAGCTGGGAACATCGTGGCCAGCACCGGCTCGATTCGCGCGATCAGGTCTGCACGTACTTCGTCGCGCTCGTTGCCTGCCACAACATCACATTTGGGCGGTGCAGGATTGAAGTCCAGCATGCGTCCTCCCTGTTGCAATGGTTGCCAGTACTGCGCCACTTGTAGTCATGGGCGCTTCCGGCAGGTAATGGGTCTTGATGGCTACCTCACGAACGAATGTCGGATTAAGGTCGATAAGTGCCGCCCAAGCGTCGAGATCCCTGCCGTACAGGAAGGTGCGCGCGGTTCGACGGTCGTCCTTGGAGCCGCTACGACAGTCGACCATTGCCTGACAGATCACCGCCACGATCAGACGCGCCTCCGGAATCGGCCCAGTGGCATGGCGCAACAGCATTCGCTCGATGGTGCGGATCTTGACCAGTGGCGGTGGCAGCTTGGTCTTGGCGTGTTTGCGTACCTGGATAGGTGTCATCATTGCGCCCTCCAGCAGCGATCTTGCCAGGTGCACATTCGGCACTCGAAATGGGTCGGATCGGCAAACGACCGGGGCAGGAGTTCGCCAGCCTCGGTCGCCGCGATGACCTTTACTGCGCGGTCCGACATGCGCTGGGCCAGTGCGGCGTCGAACGGCACGAGCTCGGTATAAATCTCCATCGTGTCGGCGTTCACCGCCGTGAAGATTGCAGGATGCTCATGCAGTTCGAGATAGGCCTGGTATACCGCGACCTGTGCCGCATAGACCGGCTTCGAGACCGCCAGACGATTCTTCTCGATGTCGCGCCATGACTTGGCACCAAGGCATTTGTTTTCCCACAGGCAGGGATAGGCAAACCCATCGGGGCCGCCGACGATGACGCCATCGACATGGCCCTGCAATCGGCCGTCTGCTTCCGAGAAACCGAACTGCTCGCCGTCAGCCTTGCGGGTACGCAGGTCGAAACCTGCGCTCCGGAGCCACTCAACCATGCAATCCTCGATGACGTGTCCACGTTCGAAGATGCGCAGCATTCGGCCTTCGGCCTCGCGCCCATGATCGGCGGGAGCCTGAGCAAATTCGTACTGCAACGCCCGCTCGCAGGAGACGCCCAAGCGCGACGCCCCCAAGTAGCGTCGAACCTCCTGCCGGGCACGCGCCTGTTGCATGCCGATATCGACAAGCGCAGTCAGTCGCCCGGAAATGCTCGATGTGGAGTTGAAGTCGATCACGATTTCGTCTCCCACGGCAGGTCATCTACGAGATCCGCGAAAGGATCACTCACGGGCGCGGATATGCCCCGCATCGGTGGAAACTTGTTCGCCTCGTGGGCAACCACCATCGCATCCGTGTAGCAGGTGACGATGGCGTCGATCACGCGCAGGGCCTCGGCCTCCGAATACGCGCCGAGGGGCTTCTCGAAGCCGATCTCGCTGGCCGCCTCACCGAAGGCCTTGAGGCATTTCCGCATGGCGGCGATCTCCAGATCAGACGGATCGATCATGGCGACCTCCTTGCCGAATTGCTTGGCATCGGCCCAGTTGCCGTACAGATTGTGAAATGCGTCCTGGCAGCGACGGCTGCAGAACACCCAGTCGAGGGGATAGCGCCGGGGGTCGGCGATCTTGAACCGGCCATCCAAGTGGCCGTACCCCCGGGCTTGACGTTTGCAAACCCAGCATTTCATCGCCTCCCCTTACTGCGCCCATGCTGGCTTGCCAGCCATAGGACGGGGCGATGCTGCCGAAGGCGTTGCCGGAGATGCCGGCGTCGCCCACTGGGACGTTGCTGCCGGAGCCGCCATCGCTGCGCCAGCCATGAGAGACTGGTATTGGGCGTGATCGGGCTCGATGACCTGCTTGATGACGTTGCGCAGTTCGCCGCGGTCATCTTTTTCCACTGCGACTTGCACCACGAACTCCAGACCGTCGAGGTCACCGAAATCGTTGATACGGCGGGCGGCTGCGGCTTGCGGGGTGTTGTCTTCGGGATGCACGCCGCGTGCGCTGTTGAGCAGCGCACGGATCGTGGCTTTTCCCATGTCGCCCCAGGTCTTCCCTTTGGGACTCCACAGACCAATCAAGCCGAAGAACTTGCGCTTGTGAAACTCACCGCAGACGACCGTGTACTCGCAGTTCAGGTAGATCGAACTGGTTCGTTCCGACTGCGTCGGGTAGCCGTCGTTCCAGCCTTGCGCCGGATCGGTGAATGCCCCCGGGCGAATGGTCTGCCTGACTTTCAGCAGTGCGCCGTGAGGAATTGGTTCGAAGCCATCGTTTTGACGCGGAGCGTCGTTAAAGTCCATTGACATAGTTGTTCTCCTGATCTGTTAAGCGTTGGGCTGCGCGAGGCATTTGGCGATGAGCCGACCGAGATGGGGGTCTTCAATTGGGCTGAGGCGGCCTGAGCGATCCTTGGCAGGAACGCCGAGCGGGTTGTCCTGCTTGGTGATCAACACGCGCTTGGGGCCCGACGGACTGGGCTGGGTGGTCAGCGTGACCAGGACGTCAATCACACCCGGGAACTCAGCGGCGGTCTTTCCGCCTTCGAGCTGCAGGTCGTAGAGCTTCTGGTTCTTGTCGTCCACGCGCTCATTGAGGATTGCGACAAACACCAGATGCTTGTCACGCACGTGCTGGAGCACCGAGATGGCATTGACCATCTCGCTCGCGAGTAGGCCGTAGGCGGCGCGCGTGTCGGGCTGACCCTTGTCGGTCGTTGCGCGCGGATGTGCCTTGGCCCAGTTGAAACAGAGCCGCGAGAGCGCTGAGAGGCTGTCGATGAAGTAATAGTCGTACTTCGCCAGCTGCGCCGGATCACCATACTGGCTGCATACGCCGGCATAGTGCTCCTGCGAGTACGCTTGGCCCGTGGCCGCCCAAGGCACTGGCCCGGTCAGGAACACCACCAAGTCGCGGAATTCCTGCCATGTCCTTGGTCGGATGGCGTCACCATGCCAACTGGCGACGGCGAGATCGCCACCCTCGAAGTCCAGATGCAGGGTCTTGTCTTCCGGCAACGTCGTCAGGAGTGTCGTCTTACCGATACCCGGCACACCGACGACGCCCAGTTTGATCGTGCGCTTTTCGCGCAGCCGCTCTTCGGCGGAAACGATCGGCATCGCCATCACGCAACCTCCTTCAGCAGATCAGCTACCTCGGCACGCCAGAGAATCTGGTAACCACTGTGTCCATTGCGGCTGTACGGATGGGCTTCGCCATAGGCGCATCCGGCCTCGGTCAGCTGCCACTCGTCACGCTCGTTGCGGAACTGCAGGCCCTGATCACGCAGACGGGAATTCACCGCACGCGCCGACCAGCCCAGTCGTTCGCCCAACTGCGTCGGATTGAGCGCCGAGATCGGCTCGTTTGCCGCCGGCAGCGCCTTGCGCAGCGCTTCCAGGGTGATGCCGGTGTTTTCATGAATTGCCGTCAGGGTTGCAGCCATGGCAATGCCGCTGCGCACGCCGGGCACCGTGGCGACCCGTTCGCCGATGAGAAGCAGCGCACTCACCTTGTCTTGGATAGGCATCGGCAACGCTGCCATGGCGCTCGTCGCCGAGTAAGAACCGGTTCGGCGAATCGCTGGCAGCACCTCGGTGGTGACCCAGCGCTTGAAACGTTTCGCCTCCGGCTTGGTGGAGCCGAGAATCAGGGCATACAGGCCGGACTCGTTTATATGGTTCTGACGCTGGCGGCCACCGGGAGTAAGGGTGTCCAGTTTCTGGACATCCTCGGCATCGACATGAGAATCAAGCGCCTGCCGCGCATTGCCGAAGCCCAGCACGTTGCATACGTCCTTGGCGTTGAACCACGGTGCACCGGTGTCATCGGCCACCACGCGTACCGACTGCGATTCGAATTCATAGAGGGTTGGAATCATGGTGGGCTCCTCATTCCTTGCTATCGAGGGAGGCAAGCCGGTAGCTGGCCTTGCCGGGACGCACGGTGCGTGCGGGCGCGAATTGCTCTCGGAGTGCGGTGTGCCAAGCGTTGTATTTGGATTCGGGCACCTTGAAGGCCACATCCATGTACTGCGCCGGGTCGTCGCCAACAGCGTTCATCCTGTTGAACATCGCGGCGAGTTGTGGCTGATCCCAGTCCACGATCCGTTTCTGATCGCAGATGACGGTCTCGTCCTGGTCGCTGATGCGGATGACACCGAAGTCGCGCCCATCGGCCAGGCGTGCCTTGCGTGCCGCCTCGCCGTAGCGCAGTTCGCCGACCTGCTCGACGAATTCGCGTACAGACTTGGCGAATGCCTGCAGTTGGTCGGCTTGCGCGACGAGCTCCCTGTAGGCATCCAGCGGCGCGACGGCGTAGTCGGCCGGGGATTGACTGATTGCATGACGGAGGGCGACGATATTCATGCCGTCACCCCGCGCATGCTGTTGGCGGTGGTCGGAGCAATCCGACTGTTCGGGCTCTCGTACAGGCAGTCGAGCTCGAACTGTTCGATGTCCTCGAGGCGGTACATCACCTTGCCGCCGATCTTGAGGTACTTGGGTCCGACGCCGTCAGACCGGTACCTCTCTATGGTGGCTTCCGACTTGTTCCAGCGATCTGCGAGTTCCCGCTGGGTCAGATGCCGCGTTTTCAGCTGTTCGCTGTGCATTTGCATCTCCTTCGATGATGGGTTGTCACCGGTTGCTGGCGCTTGGATCAGCACTGCCAACCGATGCGTGCATTTCATCGAGCGAGATGCCTCCGACCGTTCCTCAGATTCCTCGGACTCGTTCCTCAAAGTGAATCGGTGTGCCCAAAAAGCAAGAAACCCGGCTGATCGAAGACCGAAGCCGGGTTACTGCGGAAAATCACCGTGCGACTGGCGTGTCAGTGCAGCCAGTCGCGGTCGTCGTCGGGAATGATCAATGCGTAGCGTTCGTCGTCACGCAGGTAGCGGATGAATGTCTTGTAGACCACTGGGTTGCGTTCAAATTCTTTGCTGGGTGAAAACCGCTGGGATTGCGATCCACAAGCAGTCTTAAGCGCATCCTTGTCCAACTCATGATCGAGGTCGTCGATCAAGGCGATCAGAATCTTTTGTTGTCGTGGCTCCAGCGGATACTCGGTCCCGTCGATGTACGCGGAGGCTTTGCCTCTGACGTAGTGGAGCGTGGTGTTCGGAACTGCTTCGTCCACGCTTTGCGGACCTGGAGCCGATTGGCGATCAGGGAAAAACTCGAACTTGCTCTGGCCGACACGACCGACCGTGAACAGGGGGCGAACGTCAAACTCGGTCAGCGCCGAGCCCGCCGGAAGCGGCACCTCGCTGCTGGTCAGAATGACGCAGGACTGCGCAGTTTTTTCGGCAGTGAGCTGATCGCGCAGACGACTGGCAACTTCCGGTCGATGCAGGAGACGGGCGAAATACCATGTCACGGCCTTGCCGCGCTGCTTCTCGGTTGTGCCGAGCCGCCAGATCAGATCGGGCTCGATCTGCTTCATGCCGTTGGCCGAGAGTTCGAGCCCGTTCAGCAGGCTTGGGATGAATTTCTGCAATGCCACCTTGTAGGTTTCGCGCAAATGCCGGGAGGCCACGACGTCGATGCATTCCGGGCAGTGCAGAATGATCTCGTCTGGCGATTTTTCCCGCACTACGCGCGCGGTCTCGATACCGCATTCCGGGCAGGTGACCCAGTCGAGCGGCTTGCCGAGCACGAGCATGCGCTCACGGAGCAGGTGCGTCGCCGCGACCTTGTCGCGTCCTTCTCGAAGGGCCTGGCCGTTGATCTCCGGTTTGGCTTGATCCATGAGCCGGCAAAACAGGGACGTGGCGTCGACCTGTGCCTGACTCATTCGCCGTCCTCGTCTCCATCGGGGGCGTCCTCAGCCGGCTCGTCTGACTCGATGACATTCAAGGCAAGCAGCACGGCATTGGCGATGGTCTGATTCTGCACCGACAGGTTCTTGATCGTTGAGGAACCGGACGAATACAGGTCAAAGCTGAAATGCTGGGTCTTTCCCTTGTCGCTCGTGCCTGTATAGACGATGACGCTGGCCCCCTCCATGTTGTATTCCGCCTCGAAGGAATGCTCGACCTTCAGCGCATGCAGGGCAATCTGGATCGCGTCGTCGTGATCCTTGTCGGGGGATGCCTCCACCTGAAAGGTGATCCCAGTATTTCCCGACGGGCAGAAACGCGCACGACGCAATCGCACCTTGTCGACACCATGGGTCGACCAATCCTCGAAGGGCTCCATCAGCCCGTCACGCAGGGCATTGAGCTTGTAGCGCTTCTTTTCGATCACCTCGGGAGTGAGCTCCTGGGCAACGACATGCCTGCCGAACAGTTGCAGCACGGCAGTGTGATTTTTCGCGCCGCCCTTGACGATGGTCTCCACGATGCCGGAGCCAGGGTGGTAGACGATGGCCGTTTCCAGCGCAATGCGGGTCGTGAGTCGCGTGAAGTGGTTCTGGGCGAAGTGCGCAAGGGCGGTCACCGGCCCTTCGACGTAGATCGTGAGTTGAATGCTCTCATCGACGGGACGCTCGCTGACCTCGATATGGATGCCGTCGCCAGCGCCATCCTTCTTGTAGAGATTGGCGACATCGTGGCAGAAGGCTTCGAGTTGGGCGCGGTCGCGCGTGGGATCGAGTCCAGGCTGGATGCGATGCTTCTTCCAGTACTTGCCGTTGGTCTTGGCCTGGAAGGCGATGTGCAGTTCGGCGTCGCGGAATACCTTGTCGCGATTCGCCATCATCCAGAGCGCGATTTCACGCTCGTCGCGCGATGTGAATGCATCCTGGACGGCCTGATCATCGGCACATGCGCTGCGGAATTCCTGAATGGCCAGTCCGTTCGACATCATGTGGGCGCGACGCAGGTCATCGTGCCAGAGCCACAAGTCCTGCTCGATGGCTTTGCGCTCTGTCGGGTCGATGGCAGGATCGTGCAAGGAAGCATCGAGGGCTTCGACCGCATCAGCCACGGCTGAAGGGAGAGTCTCGGGAGGCTGCGTCCAGGCGATAAGCAGTCTCGCACCGAGGATATGCCCGTCGGTGAACTCCCGAAGCGTCGGCATCGAAACGTGCCGCAGAAAGTGTCGAGCGTTGAAAACCTTCATTCTTGTTCTCCCTTCACCATGCCAATCAAGAAGCCATCAAGCAAATCCCCCGAGTTGATTCGGCGTTGGCCCGAGTTTCCATGTCAACGAGAAGAGGCCGCGACGCCGTTACCCTCGCGGCGCTACGGAATGATGCCCATCCGAATCTTGGTCTTGATACTCGAAAGCCAGTCTTCTCGGTATTGCTGGGCAAGTGCATCAAGATTGGCGCGGCCGACTCCCGCCTGACGTGCCAGATCTTCCAGGGAAACTGCGCAGTCGAGCCAGCCGAGCGCGTGCGTCGCGATCAATGCCGCCTTGTCGGCGGTGGTCACGACAACGATGGCAGAAGGCAATAGCTTGTTGGCGAGCAGCCACGCCAGCAGATGTTTTTCACCATCGTCGAGCGTGCCGCAGGACGGATGCGCGAGCACCACAGACGCGAGTTCCTTGCGCGTCACCGGATGCTGACCGGCGAGGCCCGCGTTCAGGTCAGCAGGATCAACCTTGATGTGGCGAGGATCACCGGGGTTGCCGGTGAGCGTTTCCTCGACACATTTTTCGACGGTCTCGATGGCGAAATGGCTGCTGATTGCTGTCCAGCAGCCGGTTCGGAATGCCTCGATGATGACATTGGTGTCAGCGAAGACTCGGGTTTTCGGCATACAGTCCGCACCTCATAGCTCGAACGGTGCGGGGAGATCGTACTGAGCGAAAAGCTCGGCCAGACCACCCAGTCCCAGTCCCATGGTCTTGGCGGCCTTGCGTGCCGACAAACGTCCGTTTTCCAACGACTCGTGCAGCATGCGCACGAAGGTGACGGAGAACCGCTTGGGTGGGCCTGACACCGATGGTCGCTGCTTCTCCAGGCAGAGATTGCGACGGGTGTCGTCACTGATGAGCTTGAGGTTGAACAGTCGCCATGCCAGCGCCACCGGCGCGACGCGCAGCAGCGCTGCGACTTCACACAGATGGGGAATATCGTCCTGGCGATGACCGTCGATCAGTTTGTCCAATGAAGCGCGCGGCATCAGCAGCGCGGCGGCGAAGTTGTTTGCCAGCTGCTCGATCCGTTTCCCCTTGTTGCGCTCCTCGATGGAGTTCGACTCCCGGTGCTCGGGCTGCATCGCATCCCAGGTGAGCGCGTGAAAGAGTTCGTGCGCCAGATCGTAGTAGCGACGCGCCTCGCTCTCGTTGCGATTGATGAGAATGACGCCCATCTCCTCGAGGTGGCACGTCGCGCCCGAAATGGACTGACCGTCACCGGCGTCCACCGTATCGACGAACAGCACCGGGATGTCGAGCTCGCGCTCGATCTTGTCGATCAGCGTTTCAGCCGGGATGACGCCCAGATCGAGTTCGGCCACCAGACTCTCGGCGCGATCTTGCGCGTCCTCGAACGAGGATTGGGAGGACAGGCGCAACGCCCGCTTGAGTACGCTTGCCCGGCCCCCTTGCTGTTCACGCAGCCAGCGGAGCAGGCCAATCCACTGCCCAGCCTTCAATTCGAACCCGTCCAGACTGTCCTCGGGAACCTCGGGGGCCGTCCGCCACGAGAACTGTGCCTCGCCGGCCACGGCAAAGGGGTCGACGAAGAACTCGATGTCCCGATCCAGCAGGTCGGACAGTGCCAGAAGTTCCTCCGGCTTCAGTGCGCGCTTGCCGTTTTCGATGTCGGAAATCGACTGGCGGTCGTTCAAGCCCAATTTCTGGGTGAGTTGATCCTGCGTCCAGCCCGCAGCAACGCGCGCAGCCTTGACGCGGTAGCCGATCAACTTTTGCGAAATCTTTTCGAGCATGGTCACCTCCTAAAGCAGCATTCTAGTCTTGCGAAAACCGAAAGGCAAGATTTACTTGCATAGTTCGATGCGCATTCTGTGCGCCAAGCGCAGGCAAGGCGGTATCGGTGCTGCCCGGTCGCCTTCCTCGTCCGCAATCACCCGCAGGCTTTCGCAACGCTTGTCAATTCTGCGATGGAGTAAAGCGCCACCCCCAAACCAGAATGCCCATCAAGCTTTTTCATTGATGGAGCGCTCACCATGAAGACATTAAACGCGATTGATCCGGCCCGAATGACCATCGAGGAGCGGCGCACGGAAGTCGCATCAATACTGGCGCTCGGCGTGATCCGGTTGCGAACGAAGCCCGAGCCATCAGCCGAGGAAAGAGAACGGCCTGACCTTGGCTTTTCCCCACCACAGCGCGTTCATACAAACCCCTCATCACGAGTTCGCAGCGCCGTCCGTGAGGCGCTGCTGGCCAAACAGAAAGGAGTTTGAATGAGCACATCAACCGCAACGTCCGGGGTGATCGGTCGAATCGCGCGCTTGCCCGATATCCCATTTGAAGAGATCAAATCGCTGTGGCGGCAGATTTTCACTACCCCGATGCCGACGCATAACCGCCAGTACCTGGAGCGGCGCATTGCCTACCGGCTGCAGGAACTGGAGTTCGCTCAGCAACAGCCGGCAGTTCTGGAACGGAACAAGGCGCGCATCGACGCACTGCTGGAACGCACGAAACCGAAGGCAAAGGCCGGTCGGGGCGAACTGGTCAAACTGGCCCCGGGCACGGTGCTCACCCGCGAATTCGGTGACGCGGTCCATCGCGTGGTGGCTATGCCGGATGGCCAGTTTGAATACCAGGGCAGATCGTACCGAAGCCTCACGGCCATCTCGAACGAGATCACCGGAACGCGATGGTCTGGCCCGGCATTCTTTGGCCTGCGAGGGAAATCCATCACCGGAGGTGCCAAGTGAACGCACCGGACAGCGGCATCAAGAAACGCATGCGTTGTGCGGTCTACACGCGCAAGTCCACCGACGAGGGGCTCGACCAGGAATACAACTCCATCGATGCCCAGCGGGATGCCGGCCACGCTTACGTCGCCAGCCAGCGTGCCGAGGGGTGGATTCCGGTCGCCGACGACTACGACGACCCGGCGTTCTCGGGCGGCAACATGGAGCGCCCGGCGCTCAAGCGCCTGATGGCCGACATCGAGGCCGGCAAGGTCGACATCGTGGTGGTCTACAAAATCGACCGCCTGACGCGCAGCCTGGCCGACTTCTCCAAGATGGTCGAGGTGTTCGAGCGCCAAGGCGTGTCATTCGTGTCGGTCACCCAGCAGTTCAACACCACCACATCGATGGGGCGGCTGATGTTGAATGTCTTGTTGTCGTTCGCCCAGTTCGAGCGTGAAGTGACCGGGGAACGCATCCGCGACAAGATCGCTGCCAGCAAGCGCAAAGGGAAATGGGTCGGTGGTGTACCGCCCCTGGGTTACGACGTGGCCAACCGAAAACTGGTGGTCAACGAAGCCGAGGCGGCAGTGGTGCGGCGCATATTCACCGACTACCCACGCGTCGGTTCGACAACGATGCTGGTGCAGCAACTGCGGTACGAGGGCGTGACCACCAAATCGTGGATTGCCCAGTCAGGCAACGACCGGGTGGGGAAGCTGATCGACAAGAGCGCACTCTACAAGATTCTCAACAACCCGATCTACGTCGGCGATATCCGCTTCAAGGGAATCTGCTACCCCGGCGAGCATCAGGCCATCATCACCCGGAGCGAATGGGAAGCGGCACAGTCTGCGCTGGCATCAAAGCCAAACGGTGCCAAGAAACAACAACCGAGAACCGAACGACCGGCGCTGCTCAAGGGACTGCTGTTCACTACCGACGGGCGGGCCATGACGCCACATGCGACCAAGGGCCGGGGAGGCAGGCTGTACCGCTATTACCTTCCCACGCGCGATGCCAAGGAGGGATACGGGGCGTCGGGCATGAAAATGCTTCCCGCCGGCGAAATCGAAGAAGCTGTCATGTCGCAGTTGCGGGGGATCATGCGTTCGCCGGAGGTGGTCGCCCAGGTCTGGCGCGAGATCAGCCGGCTCAAGGACAAGGCAACCGCCGGCATGAACGAGATGCAGGTGGCCGTGGCCCTGAGCCGCATCGATCTGGTGTGGGATCAGCTATTTCCCTTGGAGCAGTACCGGGTCGTCCAATTGCTGGTCGACCGCATCGTCGTTTCGCCCAACGAACTGCAGGTGAAGTTGCACCCCAACGGCGTCGAGAACCTCGCACTCGATGTCATCCGGGATCCAAATCGACCGCGCACCAGCAATCAGATCAAGTCAGAGGAGGCGACAGCATGAGACATACGATACTGGAATTTCCGGGTGAGCCGATGGTGCTCCGGGCTGCCGACGGCACGGTGACGGTGTCGATTCCGATCCGAATCAAACGCTATGGTGGGCGGCGGCAGGTCGTCGTGCCCCAGGGCATTTCCGCAACGCTGACCGGAGAACGTGCGCCGACCGCCATCCAGATCGCCTTGGCACGAGGTCACCGGTGGATGCGCCAGGTTGAGAGCGGCAAGGCGGCCAATCTCACCGAGATCGCCAAGCAGGAAAACCTCGACCGCAGCTACGTCAGCCGAATGGTAAACCTGACCACGCTGGCCCCCGACATCGTCACCGCGATCCTTGACGAGACCTTGCCGGAGAACGTATCGCTGTTCGATCTCGCGGTCGACACGCCCTTGTCGTGGGAGGAACAGCGGCGACGCGTCGAGCAGGCCGCCTCCAAGCCCCGGCGTGCGGGCAACCAGCCACCGGCTGCGAAGACTTGAGGATGATTTCTCTTTCTCTCAAGTTGCCGGCAGCGAGGCGATGCTCGAAAAAACCGACAGCGGCAAAACTCACGCAACCCCATGTATTGAAAAAGGGCCGTCTTGTGGACTTGGCGCGTTTCGCGTTCGCAGAAAACAGAGAAAAGAGAGTGAGAACCGCCTGGAATAGCCGGAAAATTGGCGGTCAGGCCGAGGGCCAAGTCCGCAAGCAGAAGTGAAAAACCCCGCGAGACGTGGCGTCTGGCGGGGTTCGTCGGAATGCAAAGAGGGCGTCTTTGCAAAATTTAGTGGTGGTGGATTGTAGCAGCCCGGTTAAACCGGGTCTTACGACGCCTGCCCCACCAATGACAAGACCCGTGCCGGTACTTCGGATGGTGCGGCAAGACACTGGGTTCTGCCTTGGCTTTGCGGGGGAGTAGTGCCTGAATGCGCCTCCCTGCAACGATTTCCAAGGAGAAGCAAATGGAAGGAAAAATCCGTCACCTGACTCAGCGCGAACTCGCAGACCGCTGGAACAAGTCCGAGGCAACCATCGAGCGCTATCGCAGCGATGGGGTTGGGCCGGTCTACCTCAAGATTGGTGGCAAGGTCATGTATCGCATCGAGGACATCGAGAAGTTCGAACGCGCTTGCCTGTTCAGCAGGCCTGCCGAGGCCGTTCACGTCGGTCCAGTTCGATTCCCATAGGCACAATCGAACCCACGTCCGCATCTTCATACCCTTGGCCCTGGCGATCACTCTCCGGGGCTACCCAACAAGTAAGTTCCTCTCGGCTGGCTCACCCTATGAGCCGCGACGGCTGGACAATCCAGCCATGCTCTGCCATTTGTCATTGCCACCTTGAAAATTTTGAACTATTGTGTCGACGTTTGATAAACCTTGGCCATTCCTATGTCGACCAGCACCAACGAGAGCGAGATCCTCACCATCAAGCAGGTCGCCGACTACCTGAAGGTCACGGAGCGGACGATCTACAGGTTGGCGGCTGCCAAGCAGATACCCGCTTTCAAAGTGGGCGGGAGCTGGCGGTTCTCGCGTGTGGACATCGACAGCTGGATCAAACAGCAATCGATGGACGGACTCGAGGCTGGACGCAACGAAGATAATGCGGCCAAGGGCAAAACGAATAATGGGGATCGTAAGTAATGCTTGGACTGACGCTACGAGAAGAATTCCGGGGCAAGCGCCTCAAGGGCACAGCCATCGAGCTGTCCAACGACCAGCACACGGGCGCGACCCAGATCGCAGCCAAGCAGTTTCTGGAGATCACCTATCCCACGCACGACCTGCTGAAAGGCATCGAGGCCGTCGGCCCCGGCCATGGTCGGCCCGTGGTCGTGATCGGCGAACGCGGCCTCGGCAAGTCGCACTTGATGGCCGCGCTCTACCACGCAGTGACCGACCCATCCTCAACCAGCTCGTGGCTCAATGCATGGGCAACCACGCTCGCCGACGCCAGCATCGGCAAGATCGCCCTGCGCGACGGGATGCACGTCATCGGCGAAAGCCTGCATCGCCACCGCTACAAATTCCTGTGGGATGTCCTGTTCGAGAACCATCCGCACGGCACCTTCATCAAGGGCAAGTGGGACGGCCAGGGCGCGTCCAAGACCGAGATCCCATCCGACAAGCTCATCATCGAGCTGCTGGAGAACAAGCCGACGATGCTGCTGCTGGACGAGTTCCAGACGTGGTACGACGGCCTGACCAACACCAAGCAGTACCCGTGGAAGAACTGGGCGTTCAACTTCATCCAGATTCTTTCGGAGATCGCCAAGGAGCGCCCCGACCTGCTGGTGCTGGTGATCTCGGTGCGCAACGGCGGCAGCGACGCCTACCAGCAGGTGCATCGCGTCAACCCGGTCGCCATCGACTTCAAGGCGGGCGGCAGCGCCGAGCGCATCCAGCTGGATCGCCGACGGATGCTGTTGCACCGCCTGTTCGACAACCGCCTGCAGATCGCCAGCGGCACCATCGAATCGCTGGTCGCGCAGCACGTCGCCGAATCCTTCCGCCTGCTCGACGTGCCATCCGCCGAGCAGGAACGCAAGCGCCGGGAGTTCACCGAATCGTGGCCCTACGCGCCGCACCTGCTGCGCCTGCTCGAAGAACAGGTACTCATCGCCACCGATGCGCAGGAAACGCGCGACCTGATCCGCATCCTCGCCAACCTCTACAAAAGCCGTGGCGAGGCCGTGCCCGTGCTCACCGCCGCCGACTTCCGGCTTGACGACGACACCTCGGGCATCGGCGCGTTGCTCGAAGCCGTCGCCAACCAGCACCACCGCACGCTGCGCGAGAAGGCGCAGCAGAACATCATCTCGGTGCAGGAAGCGCGGCACGACCACGCCAGCGTCGCGCCACACCTGCAGGAAATCATCGGCGCGCTGTGGCTGCGCTCGATTGCGGTAGGCAACCTCGCCGGAGCCGAACCCGCCACGCTGCAACTGGACATCACCCGTGGCAAGCCGGTGGACGACAACGCCTTCCAGGTCGAGCTGGCGACCATCGTCGAGAACAGCTTCAACATCCACCAGGAAGGCACCAAGCTGCTGTTCCGCGAGGAAGAGAACCCGCGTGCCAAGCTCATGGCCTACGCGCGCAACGACAAGCTGTTCGCCGACGGCGCAGATCAGGCGCAGCTCGCCAAGCAGGTGCGCTACGTCATTGGCGGCAGCGACGAGGTCGCCAAGACCTTCCGCGTGATCGCCCTGCCGAAATCGTGGGTCAATGATCCGTGGACTGCGCTCGATGAGGCCGAGCAACCCGACAAGTGGGATGACCGTCTGCCCATCCTCGTGCTGCCCGAGGAAGCCGACAAGCTCGACGCCACGCTGGGCCGCTGGCTCAAAGAC